TATAATAGAGTTCAGCGAGTAGTCAATCAACCGCAGAGAGCACAAGCGAGACGTGATATGGGTAATGAGTTTCTACGTTCAGCCGGTAAACTGATCACGCCTTTAGCGGGTTCAGTTGTAAACGCTTTAGGTAAGCGAGCAATGACAATGATTAGCGGACAAGGCGACTATGACATATCAGCGATTACTCATAATAGCCTAGTAGGTAAAATGAGCCCTACGGTTCCGGTATTTTCTAGTACTACGGCGGGCCTTGTTAGAGTTCAACATCGTGAATTTATCACTGATATTTTGAGTACTACGGATTTTAACAATTTAGAATTTCCTATAAATCCGGCCCTACCTTCTACTTTTCCATGGTTAGCTAGATTAGCTCAAAATTTCGAGCAATACCAGATTCACGGGCTTATATTTGAGTTTAAAAGCGGTTCCAGTGATGCTTTAAATTCAGTTAATACAGCTTTGGGTTATGTAGTTATGGCTACAGAATATAACAGCTTAGCCCCGGGATATACAAATAAATTGGAGATGGAGAATGCTTTATTTTCTTGTTCAACTAAGCCTTCTTTATCAACTATTCACGCGGTAGAATGTGCCCCTAATCAAAGCCCTTTAAATATCCTATATACTCGTACAGGATTCGAAAGCATTAATAGTAGTGATATACGATTTTATGATTTGGGCAGATTCAACTTAGCGACTATTGGCATGCAGGCGATAGGTTCTAATATAGGGAGTCTTTACGTCAGCTATGATATTTCAATGATGAAAACTAGATGGTTAGAGCCCGGCCTAACTATTCCTACATATTCATTAAAATTTGAAGATGTTGATAATGCTAAAGCCTTATTGGGTCAAGCAGTAAGTCAGGTAACAAAAATTAATACTTTAGCGGTTGTTATAAATCAAACCTTTAATGCGGTATCTTCAATATGTAGTTCTATATTTACATTTCCGCCAGGATCAGCAGGTAATTATATATTAAATTATCAATTAACGGGGGATTTATCCAGTGCTATTTTAAATACTAGATTTTTTACGGCTAACCCTTTTAATAGTTTAGTAAATATCCAGGAGAGATTTATATATCCTTCTAATGAAGGTAAATTTGGATTAATACCGGATTCTAGGCCCTACAATGCTAATTTTACAGCCGCTCAATTACCGGGTTCAGTATCCATACTACTTACTTATTCTTTTAAAATTGTTAATAACAATTTACCCGCTAGCCTTACATTTTCTATTCTAAATTCAGAATTAGCGGTATTAGTTAGACAGCAATTAGGGGCCCCTTTTACTTTAGGGCTATGCTACATTACACAAATAAATAGTCAACTTTAAATATTAATCTAATTCATATTCTATTTTCTTTTACATATTATTAATTCTATTAATAATATACCACATAACACAAAAATAATAATTTCTATAACTAACATTTATATATCATACTCTAGATTTTTTAAAATAATCTGTCTATAAATAAAGGACGAGGACACGACGAAAGGCGATAGACGAGTGAGACGAAGAACGCAGTGATGAGCGAGACGAGACGACAAGCCTACAGGAGGCCCGCAGACTTTATTTATTAGCCTTCTTCTGATCACCCCCCCTATCTCTGATCAGTACCGTATATATAAATTTAGTACCACATAGGACCGATTAAGGGCCGTATAGAAATATACATATTTATATAAGGTTTTCTATAGAAATTAATATAATAGTTCCAGTGTTCCGATTCCTACTAATATTAATAAGGACGCGTTAAGGGGTAGGGGTTATTAGTACGTAGCGATAGCGTAGTATTTGTACCATGAAGCCAGAATGGCTGAGTGCCTAATAAACCCACCCCGTAAAGTTTTTTATTGAGCAACCATACAAGACTTTACAAAAGGGGGGGCCATTTATGGGGGCCATGCCCTTATAGTGTGCAACACTATAACCTATCGGTTATTATTGTATTTTATAAGTATTTATACAAAACCATAATACGCAGACGCGATAGCGTCAATGGGGTTGTATGCCGGACAAAGTCACGGCCTACAAAACCACATTAAATATTTTTACGGGATATATAGAATTTTAATTAATTAGACCTAAATATATTTTCTGGTACTATTATATATGAGCGAGCAACGAGCTAATATAAAAGGGTACGATATACGAATTTATGAAACTATGCAAAATTTAAAATTTTCATATTTTCAGATTGGGGAGATGTTAAAATTATTAGCGGTAAAATTTGTTTTTCAACTTGAAGAGGGAGAAAGCAAAATTCCGCATTTTCAGATCAGATTAAATTTAATTAATAAGATGCGATCAGCCCCCTTATTGAAATTAATATTTAAATCTCTCAGTATTACTGATCATAAGGCCTATATACATATTAGCCCTACATCAGGAGATGTACATAAACATAAAAATTTTAATTATGTTATGAAGCTAGACGGGAGAATAGCGGGACCTTGGGCCGATACAGATTTTAACAATGAAGAAAAGAAATTTATTATTGATGAATTAAAAGACGTAACATTTGATAATTTACGGCCTTTTCAGAAATCTTTATTGTTAATGTCAAGAATAAAAGATAGACGATGTATAGATATTATTTTTGACCCGCCAGGTAATAAGGGTAAAGGCTTTTTTGGAGATTATATGAGGCTTCATGAGAATGTGTGTATTCTTCCGAGTATAGACGATTACAAATTAATTATTCAACACACTCATTGTGTATTATCGGCTAGGATCAAAAAATATGGTAGTGATAAAAGAGATATACCATTATTTATTTTAGACATGCCTAAAGTGTTTGACCCTTCACACATGACTAGTTTGATGGGAGCGATAGAGACCATAAAAGGGGGCGTTGTTTGTGACTACCGCCACAAATCAAGCGAGGAGATTGTATTTAATAAACCGCGTATTTTTGTATTTACAAATAAGCCTATAGATTTAACTTTATTTTCTAAAGATAGGTATAAAATATGGATGATTAATGATAATTATGAATTAGTTACTCATCAATTTATATAAATTACTATCTGATCAGATTACTTTATTTTATTTTATATATAGATTTTCTAGATATAAATATTTTCTCTACATATATTATATATGCCACGAAAGACACAATCAGCACGCCCTAGACGGGCTTACAAACAGGAGATTAAACAAGCTAGACGATATAATAGAGTTCAGCGAGTAGTCAATCAACCGCAGAGAGCACAAGCGAGACGTGCTATGGGTAATGAGTTTTTACGCGGTGCGGGTAAGCTTATTACGCCATTGGCGGGTTCGGTTGTAAACGCTTTAGGCAAACGAGCAATGACGATGATAAGTGGCCAGGGTGATTATGATATTTCAAATATTACTCATAACACATTGCTACAAAAAATCAGCCCTTCAGTTCCTGTATTTTCTTCCACTACAGCGGGCTTAGTCAGAGTACAACATAGAGAATATATTACAGATATTTTAAGTACTACAGATTTTAAAAATTTATCGTTTCCTATAAATCCAGCCCTAAATTCCAGTTTTCCATGGTTAAGCAGGATGGCCCAGAATTTTGAACAATACCAAATACACGGTATGATATTCGAATTTAAAAGTGAATCTAGTGATTCCTTAAATTCTACTAATAGTGCGTTGGGGACAATTATAATGGCTGTCGAATATAACAGTTTGAGCCCAGGCTATACTAATAGATTAGAGATGGAGAACGCTTTATTCTCTTCATCTACTAAGCCGAGTCTAAGTGCTATTTGTGCTGTTGAGTGTGCCCCTAATCAATCACCTCTTAATATACTATACACCAGAACAGGCTATGATAATATTGGAGCGAGCGATATACGATTTTATGATTTAGGCAATTTTAATATTGCTACTGTTGGGATGCAAGCAATAGGAAGTAATATAGGAAGTCTCTATGTATCGTATGATATTTCAATGATGAAAACTAGATTCTTAGAGCCTGGTTTGACTATTCCTACATATTCTTTGAAATTTGAAGATGTTGATAATGCTAAAGCATTATTAGGGCAGGCAGTATCACAAGTGACAAAAATTAATACTTTAGGGGCTGTTGTGAATCAGACCTTTAATGCGGTATCTAGTATATGCTCTAGTATTTTTACACTTCCGCCAGGATCAGCAGGCAATTACATATTAAATTATCATTTAACGGGCGATTTATCAAGTGCCATATTAAATACTAGATTTTTTACAGCTAACCCTTTTAATAGTTTAGTAAATATTAGTGAAAGAAATATATACTCAGCTAATGAAGGTAAATTTGGACTTGTACCAGACGCCAGGGCTTATAATGCAAATTTTACAACCGCCCAACTTCCAGGTTCAGTATCCATATTACTTACTTATTCATTTACAATTATTAATAATAATCTACCCGCTAGTTTTACATTTTCAATTTTGAATAGTGAATTAGCTATATTAGTAAGACAGCAACTGGGGGCCCCTTTTACTTTGGGGGAATGCTATATTACTTTAGTAAACAGTCAACTTTAAATATTAAATTCAATTACATTATATTTTTCTTACTTATTATTAATTCTATTAATAATAACCCTACACACACAAAAATTATAATTTCTATAATTAACATTTATATATTATACTCTAGATTTTTTAAAATAACCGTTCTATAAATAAAAGTTTGAGGACACGACGAAAGGCGAGAGACGGAGTGAGACGAAGAGGCGGAGCCGATGAGCGAGACGAAGGCGTAAGCCTACAGGAGGCCCGCAAAATTTTTATATATTAGTACTCTGATCAGACCCCCCCTATCTCTGATCAGTACCATATAGAAATATTTAGTACCAGGTAGGGCCGGATTAGTACCATATAGAAATATTTATATTTATTAAAGGATTACTATAGAAATTTCTTTAATAGTTCCGGTGTTCTAATTCCTACTAGTATTAATAGGACGCGTCAAGGGGTAAGGGGTTATTAGATGAGCGAAGCGAATATTTGTACCATGAAGACCCGAAGGGGCGAGTGCCTAATAACCCTATACCCTAAGTTTTTTATTGAGCAACCATACAACACTTTAGGAGATTAAAGGGGGCGTTGATGGGATTTATGAAATAAATCACATCATAAGACCCCGTATATAGTTTTATTGTATTTTATAAGTATTTATACAAAACCATAACACGCAGACGCGGGAGCGTCATTAGGGGTGTTTGTTGGGCGAAGCCACAACTAACAACCCCTAATAAATAATATTTACGGTATATATAGAATTTTAATTAATTAGACCTAAATAATATTATCTAGTACTATATATATATGAGCGAGCAACGGGCCAATTGTAAGGGGTACGACATACGAATTTATGAAACTATGCAAAATTTAACATTTTCATATTTTCAGATTGGCGAGATGTTAAAATTATTAGCGGGTAAATTTGTCTTTCAATTAGAAGAAGGAGAAAGCAAGATTCCGCATTTTCAAATTAGACTAAATTTAATTAATAAGATGCGGGCCAGCCCGCTATTAAAATTAGTTTTTAAAGCTCTAAATATTACTGATCCTAAGGCGTTTATTCATATTAGCCCTACATCTTTAGGAGTTCATAAACATAAAAATTTTAATTATGTTATGAAGCTAGATGGCCGTATAGCGGGACCTTGGAGCGATACGGATTTCAACAATGAAGAAAATAAATTTATTATTGATGAATTAATAGGGATTAATGAAAGCCATTTACGGCCATTTCAGAAATCACTTTTAGAAATGTCAAAAATAAAAGATAGGCGTACAATTGATTATATTTTTGATGAGAAGGGAAACAACGGGAAGGGCTTTTTCAGCGACTATATGGAGTTACACGAGGGGGCCTATGTGCTACCTTCAATTGATGATTATAAATTAATCATTCAAGATGTTCATAATGTCGTGTCTGATCGTATTAAGAAATACGGATCAGCGAAAAGAGACATTAAATTATTTATTTTAGATATGCCCCGTATTTTTGATTCAAACCACATGTCAAATATGATAGGTGCAATTGAAACAATAAAGGGCGGACGTGTAAAGGACTTCCGCCACAAATCATCTGATGTTGTTGTATTTAATAAACCGCGTATTTTTATATTTACAAATAAGGCGATAGACCTTACTTTATTTAGTAAAGATAGGTACAGAATATGGAGAATTAATGAAAACTATGAATTAGTTACTCACACATTCACAGAATCAACTATCTGATCAGATTACTTTATTTTATTTTATTTTATATATAGATTTTCTAGATATAAATATTTTCTCTTACATATATATATATGCCACGACGACCAGCAACAGCAAGACCCCGCAGGGTTTATAAACAAGAGATTAAACAAGCTAGACGATATAATAGAGTTCAGCGAGTTATTAATCAACCCGCCAGAGCTCAAGCTCGGCGTGCTATGGGTAATGAGTTTTTACGCGGTGCGGGTAAGCTTATTACGCCATTGG